TGGGGAACTTCCTCAGCCAAAGTTCCCTCCGGGGGAACTAAAGCCGCTTCCACTGCGGCCCACAATCCGCCCTTCCTCGGCGGATCAACGACCAGGTTCCCTGCCGGGGAACTCTCCCGCACCGCGCACGACTCGACCCGACTCAGACGCTCGACAAAATCCTCGCGCAACAACTCGCTCAACGACGGCGGCGGCGGAAACATATCCGGCTGATCCAACGACAACTCATCAAGCCATGCCTCCGCATCGCTCACCACTTGCGAATCCTTCACCCGCCACGGCACGCACCATTGCGAAGGCGGATTCAGAGCATAGCAGGCCCAACGCTTCGATTGCCCGCGCACCGTTACCTCGACAAAACTCCGCTCGATCACGCTCTGGCTCTCCAGCCAGGTCAGCCACTCCGACGTGCGACCCTTAGACGACTTGCACAGCAGGCCCAGGAACGACTGCCGCGGGAACACCGCCACTCGCCTGGGCGGATCACCGTGCAGCCGCAGGTGGCGCAGGATACGGTGCAGGATCCTCGCCGCCGGCTCAGCGAACTCATGCCGGTCAATTGCCGAAAGCCAGTCCCGATCCGCTCCGCTGAAAGTATTCGTTTCCATCGTGTTCCTTGCTAAATCCTGATTACTCGCTACCGTTCAAATCGTTGATGGGTGCTTCCGATGTGGGAAGCCCAGGCCGGCGTGTTCATGCGCCGGCCTTTTTGTCATCGCATTGGAAACACAACCCTTCAATCGGGCTCACCACACTCAGCGCCTCAGCATGTAGATACCCCATAGTCGTCTCCAGATTCACGTGCCCCATTGCCTCCTGAATGGCCCGCACGTTTCCGCCGCGATTCAGCACGTGCGTGGCGTAAGCATGCCGCAGATGGTGCGGCGTAATATCCAGCCCTAGCGGCCGTGCCGCTGCCTTGATAGATCGCTGCACATTCGCCTCGTGACAGCGCCAGCGGACAATTGTGCCAGACCTGGGATCTGCGCACGTATCGCGCGCCGGAAATAGCCAGGCCCACTTCGCCGAGAATTGCCAGTGCGGATACTTCGTCGCGAGCAAACCCGGCAACTTCACCGGTATTCTGTTCAGCCGATCCGATTGTGCCACCGCCCTGGCCACTGCCATCTGCGCCTCGATCTCGCGCACCAGCGAGCAAGGGATTGATACCATCCTATCCTTTCCTCCCTTAGCCGATCGAATCACCAGTTTTGACTCCGATACCAGCACATCAGACAGCCGAAGATTCAGCGGCTCGCTCACCCGCAGTCCGCACCCATACAACAATTTCAGGATCAGCCGCGTTGGATAGCCCGCCACATCCTTTGCATTCTCCAATACCGCCTTGACCTCGTGCTGCTCTGGAGCGTAGCGCAGATGCACCGGCGTCTTTGCTCGCAAGGCGTCCACCTTTCCAACCTCCAGCTTTAGCACCTCGCGATAAAAAAACAGCAGCGCGCAAAAAGCCTGATTCTGCGTTGATGCGGCCACCCCTTGTTTGGCCATCTGGGTGAGAAATGCCTCCATCTTTTCGGCTGGCAGACCCTCACGGCAGCGCTCGCCAACAAATCTTGAAAACCGAACCAGCCAAGACCCGTAAGACTCCTCAGTCGATAACGATAAGTGCCTGAGCCGTATGACTTCACGAAGCTTTGAGAGTGCCAAATCCAGTTTCATATTATGCTAACCATTGCTGCCTAATCCTTGTTAGGAATCTTGGTCATCCCAGTCATCCTGGTAGTCGTAGTGCCGTTGCGCGAAGCGTGCATCGGCCAGCGCCTTGATTGCCGCCTTCTCTTCCGGCGTGCGTTCAGCCTCGGGCGTCTTCTCAGCTTGTTCCGCCGCATAGTGCATGGAGTCCCACGAGCTTTTCTCCGCTTCGTGTGCCGCCTTGGCGATCTTGTATTGCTCGACGGCCTTATCAGCGAGCCGGGCTGCGTTCTTTCGCAGGCCGTCCACCTGTTGGAACCATTCCGGGGAATCGGGCGGACAGTCCACATTGGCCGCAAGATTTACCTCGAAGTGGCAGTAGTCATGAGATCGCATCACTTTCACGGATGCGACGTTGATGGTCAGTTTCATAATCGGATTCCTAACGAGTCGGTCCAGCGAACGGCGGGTTCGCGTTTGGTTTGGATTCGGGAGTCAGCGGCCCGCCGTCGCTGACCTCCTTGTTAGCCTCCCACTCGACTATTACCGTGCATCTCTTGTCGCTCGAATTGACCGGCACCCTTGTCATCGTCGGCATGAAAAGCCGTTCCGGCGACCCGTGGTCCCAGTTGAACACCGGCACCAAGTATCCACGCAAGACTATGCGGCCCGTTCCAGGCTCTGGAGGCGGGTCTTGCCAGATGTTCTTGCCGCTCATCGGACAATGCTTTCCGACCTTCCCATGCCAGTGGAAAGTCGAATCGTTGTGGAGCGTGATTAGCCGCAGGCATTTCGGGCATGGAACCCGGCTAACCAGGTCGTTCGAGCCAACCGCCGGACCGCTGGTCTTCGAGCGTTTGGAGTGTTGTGGTTTGATCATGTCTTTTCTCCCAGCTGTTGGCTCACTTCGGTGTTCGGAATGAACATGGTCAGCCATTGGCATTCCTGTTTCATGCGTAGGCCCTTGCCATGCATCCTCACCATGAGTCGGAATACCGCCGCGCAGTGCCCAAGTGGCATTGGCAGCTTGAACTTCGCAACGTCGGTTTCCGAACCAGGCGCTGCACGCAATGAGTGCCGCGCCATGCTCTTGGGCGATTTGGTTGTCTTGTTGGCGGCACTCATGCGTGAGCTTGTTCGTCCTCTTGCACTGGCGGCTTGCGCCGGTTCCAGCAGAACACCCCAAGCTGGTATGGTGTAGCCCTTGGCCCAGTAGCCTTGCAAATGCCGCACTCTACCCAGCCTTCCGTCCCGTCATCAGACTGGATGCACCACGGAGCTTTTATGCCGCAGAATGGGCAGGGTGCGATTTCCGAACCAAGCGGTCGAGCAGACGGGAGGTTAGGGTTTTCGTGAGTTGTCTTTGGCATAGGGTTATCGTGGTTCATCGCCGCGCGGCACGTTGGCACGTCTTTGGTCAGTTCGTGGTTTATCTCTCTCATGTCTATGCTCATAGGTTTTCCCTCCGCTTTTTCGGCGGGCCGACCCGTTTTTGCTGCCATGATTCGCCTGATAGCCCAACCCAGCACTGGCCACAGCGCCAGGCCAATCAACAGCCCGCCGCCCATAAAGCACGCCGCGAGCACTATGCTGATCAACATCTCTCTCATAGCTCTGGTACCACCCGGCGATAAAGCACCCCCAAGCTCTTGCTGTAATGGTCCGGAATGCAGCACGCCAGGTGGATCGGCTGCGCTTCCGCAATGCGGCCCATGGTCGTCCCATCAATCGGCACGAGCACCGTCTCGCCCGGTTCGTTAGTCCGGCACACCGGGCAAACGATCTCCGGCGGAAACTCTGGGAACGAATTCAGTTTTGGTCTATTCATGCTGCTCTCTGGTATTCCGCGGCAAGCCGGCGCTCGAGCTCCGCCACCCGCCCCATCAATTCCTCGATCTGCCGCTGCTGGCGGTCCTGCGCCAGGAGTTGTTCGACGTATTGGCTCGGCTGGGCGGCCTGCGCCGTGTTGATCGTGGTCATCCCCAATAGTGCATCCACATCTGACTGCAAATACCGGCGGAGCCGGCCAATCTTGCATGATCCTATCTTTCCGCTTTTGGTCCAGTTACCCAAAGCCCTGCGTTTGATCCCAAGCTGCGCCATGACTTGGCCCGGGGTCAGGAGTGACCGGCCAGCCGACGAAGTTGAGACCTGCAATTCCATTTCAGCGCCCTTTAGAGATCGCCTTCAGCACCGCCGCCAGCGCCGGCCGGACACACTGACTACAGACGCCTGTAGCCGATTCCGGATCCTGCACGACCCAGCAGCATCCCCCGCGGCAGGCCCGCGAATCCGTGCAGCCGCAAAGGACGCACATCGTTTCCCGCCCAATGCCGGCGGAGCGCGAGGCACGCCCCGCCGGCCGGCGCGCGCCCGGGCGGGCGAGTCGCTTCGGGCGGACGGAATGGGGTCGGTTACGTTTCTTCATAACTGGGAAATAGCTGCCTGGAGCAGCGTCGTTGCGAGGCACTGCTCCAGGGCTCGGGCGTTTTGGTGCGCCCCCTTCTCCACGGGGCCATAAGTTCCGCGGAAATTCATAGCGGGCCTCCTGCCGGCGTTCCCGGCCATCCCGGCGGCATCTGGCCCCGCACAAGCTCTTCATCCTCGGCGGTCAGATTCCATAGGCCCTGGTGCCCGGCAATGAACAGCGGCCGCTCCAGCCTCACCGCATGATCCAGCCGCCACGCATAGCGCCCCGCCGAATAATCGCCATAGGCCACCTCATCAAAGTTCCCCTGTCCCTCCAGGCGGGCCTGCAGCGAGTCCGTCGGCTCCACATCCGTCATCAGCGCCACGGCCACGACCGCGCCGAATGCCACTTCGCACCGCCCCGGCCAATGCTTCCGGCACGGCTTACGCAGAGCGATCCCCTCGATCTCCGGCGGGAAATACTTCGCCGCATGAATCGCCAGCACCCCACGGTGATGCGTCGTCCAGTGCCGCGTCTCAAATCGCTTCGCCCCGATCGCCACCAGGTGCGCCCAGGGATTCCATAGCGAGATCACCTTCACGATTCAGATCCTCCCTGCCGGTATCGCACCGGGTAATAGTCGCACTGGGTAGCCTTCGCCTTCGTGCAGCCGATCCCGGAGCAAAACAGGTAGGCATAGCACGTGTCGCACGTCTTCCCCGCCGGCAGGCTCATATTCCGTTCCCTCCATGCCGGACGGTCATCCGAGTGCAACAGCCGTTGCAGTTCGATCGTCATGCTGCTCATGCTTCCACCCCCTGGCACCAGAATTCCCGCGGCTTCTCATACACCAGCGCGGCCCGGGCGGTCACCTTGTCCAGATTCACTTCCGGCCACGCATCAGCCAGGTCAGACCAGGCATCCTCTTGGCGACGCACATCAGTGTGTGTCCCGGTAAAGGCCAGCGTCCGGCTGCGCGTGCGCGGCGTCCGCATAACCATACTGCGTTCCTCCCAGGCATACTCCCTCGGGAAATACAGCGTCCAGAGCACCGCGCCCCGATCCGCCTTTTTAGCCTCAGCCAGGGCGCGAACATCCGCCAGCTTGTAAGACTGCGTACAGAGCACGTCCGCCGAGTCGAAAAACGGCCTCAGGGCCAAATCCTTCTTGCTCGCCTCTTCCAGCGTCTTGCGCAGCTTCAGAAGCCGCCACGACAGCTTGTGCAAAGCCTTGGCATTCATAGCTCGCACGCTCCAAATGGCAGGTAGCGGTAATCGCTCTTGCACAAACCCGTCGCCGTGTTCTTCCCGCGCCGCTGCTCGATCGTCATGCCGAACCGCCGCCGCGCCCCAGCCACCCGCGAGTGGACCGCCGCGCCGATCCCCGTCGGCGTGATCACCAGCGCCAGGGTAGGCATCGGCACCCATTCACCCGGCCGCGCCATCAGATACCGCGCCAGCCGATGTTCCTGCGTCTCGCCCGCGTCAATCCGCGTGAACTCTTCCTGCACAGCATTCATGGCGTGATGATGTAAGCCCGCAACAGGCCGGCCAGCAGCGGCGCGATCGCCTTCACACTCACCTTCGGCGCGTCGCTCTTCAGCACCCGCCGAATCGCCTCCGCCTCCTTCATCTCCATAACGCACAGCACCAGCTTGCGATCCGAGCGCTCGATCCTACGCTTCCTCGTTTTCTTCATAGGCAGATCAGTTGTTGAAGTTCCTCGCCCCGCACCGCATCGCCGCCATCAGGTCCAGGTGCAGCAGCGCGTTAAGCTGCTTCCGCGAGAGCGTCTTGAACTGGGCCCCGCCGATCGGCAGCGCCAGCACCGGAAACTTGTCGTCATCCGGCATCGGCACCGGATCCACCGGAAACAGGTTCTCATGGAAATCAGAAGTCATACGCCGGAATGTTATGCCGCGTCGCGTTC